AAGTTTGTCCGTGCCCTCTTCGCCCGCGCCATGTTCTTCGTGCATTAGATTTCCTTGAGTTTTCTTTCTGATTCGACATTAGAAACTATATGGGGGTAATCATCCTTCCTAATGTAATTTAGATACACCAGAAATGGCTTGATTACCCCCATGGATTTCGTATTCAATTTGTATTCAAAAATTCTTAAGGCAGCAGCAACTGTAAAAGAGTTGGCCACCACGATGATATGATTGAGAAGTAATCTTTCTGAAAGGTTTCCGGTTCGTAAGAACTTATTAACCAATCTCTTAATATACTTGATCCTGTCAATGTCGGCGTAGAAGTCGTCTACGTCTCCTGATCTAGGACTATAGTAATGGGCAGCGCAAAAGAGGAGAAAATTCTCCTCATCAATAGTATCGAATTCCGTCAAGAGGTTGGTCCCTCATGTTATTGTTATTACAATATCTATGACGTTTTAGTTGTGCGCTTACGGGTCTTTTTGACTACTGGAGCTACTGGAGCTACTGGTTCTTCAGGTGCTTTCACAGGCTCAAGTTTCTTAGGCTCTGAGCGATGAGCATCTTCCCATTCAGCAATATCTGCGGCTGAGATTTTCATTGATTTTTGTAGTTCGCCCGTGCGACGATCGTGCCATCCACGAGTCGAAGGAACTGGGTCTTTCATCCATTTTGGTGCGGTGATCATTTTGCGTTTACCTTTGCTTGACCTGTTAGTTTCTTGACGGCTTTTTTAATGCTCGTATCCGTAATCCTTGTGCATTTCCTTATAGCCCTTATTATCAGCGCTATAATTATCATCATGATGATGGTTGTGGAACTTCACAATGTTTTCTTTTTTACCACGAAGATGTGCTACCGTTGCACCTCCACCTGGTCCGTCATGTTGCATGTGAGAAACCTTCAGTTTGAACTTTTTAGCAGTTGATCTAATTGATGCAACGTGTTCGTCATGATCATGTTCATGATCGTGATAGAAGTCTGCTTCGATGTGACCTTCGACGAGGTTTCCTAGGGTTTCATTGAATTCGAAAAATGTTTTCATATCTATATCTTCTTTAGTAAGCTTGTTGACAGCCTTTTTGATACCCTTACCACGCTTATCAGCCTTCTTTTGGGCTTTATCCATACCGTCATGGAATCTCTTATCGTATTCACGATTGTAATCACCGGGTCCTTTACCACTATTTAGATTGTGGTCGATAGATGAATGGAATCGACCAGCAGTATTGTCGTGCTTTGCTTTGTCAGCAGAAGCTTTCTTGACGTAACGACCAAGAGTTTTCTTACTCAGTTCAGAGAGTTCTACGTTCTCTTTCTGGGTCTGCTTATTGATGATTCGTCTGTCACCGTCAGCCTTATCGCCTGGGCGAGATTTCGCTTTCTTTGGTCCAGCTTTATTACCCTTCATAATATCATGAATGGCTTTAGTAATTGGATCAATGGTTGAGACCTTCAGATCCTTGCGCATTTTCTTTGCACCTGGAGAATCCTGATCATCGTGTTTTTGAGCGGGGATTGCGCCCTTTGTGTGCTTATCCATGATTATTCCTTATCTTCTGGGTTTCTACCAAGCAGGCGGAGTGTTGCCTCTCGGACTGATTCTTTTCTAGGTAAATAATTCTTAACCTCATTACCGCGTCCAGTTGCTCTAAGTTGACCGATTCCTCGGTTATGCATTTTGCGATCGGTTTCTTTATCCGCTGCGGTGCGCTTTGATATTTTACCTCTCAGTCGGTTTCTTTGACGAGGAGATTGTGCCATCTTCTCCCACTCATCCTTCGACTTAGCTGCATAACTTGAAAGCGTCTTCTTGCTCAGTTCATCGATCTGTTCAAGTTCTTCCTTGGTCAGTTTATCAACCGCTTTATTTACACCCTTATCACGTTTCTTCCATTTATCATAATGCTTATCTGCTTTTCGAGCGGCCTTCATTGAGGTTGGGACGTGATGTGTTGAAAGCGAATTTTCAACTTCTCTTCTATGCTGACCCATTTCGTGAGAGGCGTCAGCAGAGGCTTTCTTGACATATGAGCCGAGAGTCTTCTTGCTCAGTTCTTCCAGCTCTTCGACATGCTCGCGCGTGTTGCTATAGTCATTCTTTTGACCAAGCATTGAGCGGAGTTTTTGTCCACGATCATAGGTGCGGTACGATTTATTCGTTTTGTATTCGCGATTGACAGGGTAACGCTTACTGATCTTTGGAGCGTATTTCTTTGCTGTCATCTGCTTCTTGGGAGAGGAAGAAGATTTACCCGGCAGTTCCTTGACTGCAGGATCAGCA